CTTGTAGAAGTCAGCATAGCCAGAGCGGCCGGAGACCGACTCGAAGTGAAGACGAACCCACTCCATCACCTGCTGTGCGCCGGACGGAGCGATCGGATCGTAAAGCGTAACGGAGACCGTGCCGAAGGTAGTACGGCCGGCCAGGTAACGAGTGTGGTTAATAAACGGAAGGGTCACTTCCTCGGTGCTGATCGTCGGCCTGGCGGCGGTCTTGATCAAAAAGGCGTCAACTCCCTCAAGCTGAAATACCCATCTAAACTTCCTTTTGGGCTCAAACTTGTTAGGAAGCATCTCTGTGACTGAAAGTGTCTCGGCCATCTCTAATTTCCTCCGCTATTCATATATATGCTCGTTGTTAAGAATTGCATCCTCATTTACTCCTCCGCGCCAGCATTTGTGACCACAAAGTCCAGGGAGACAAACTCCACCGCGCGCGTCGGTTGGAGGAATATCTTCCCTCGAATGGTATTGTTCTCGACGTCGGCCTGTGTGGTGGTGGTGGTATCAATTATCACCTTGTACCTGTCGACGCCCTGCTGCTGTTGGATCCTCTGAAGGACTGGTTGCACGGTCGCAGAGAATGCCGCCAGCGTCGCCTCTCGATTCGGCTCAAACAAGAACCGATTGGCAATCATGCGAACTTGTCGTCGGACATCAATTAGCAGTCTCCTGACATTGATCCTGTCCAGGGCCGACTGGGCCTGCATTAGTGTCTTCTGCCCGAAAACCTGGACCGTGTTGTTCTGCATCTTCCTTATCGGGTTAATATCAGCCGAATAGAGGCGATCAGCATTCTCCTGGTTAATCCGCACCGACACGTCGCTGGTCGTCTGGAGGACACCTCGCGTGGAGCCTGCCGGGGCAAACCATGGGTGTGCCAGTTTATCGTTGAGTGCGAGTGCTCCCATGACGCTGACAGAAGGCGGTACCTCCACCAGCGTGTTCTTCACCGGATCGGTCATGGTGACGTTGGGGAAGTATGCAGCACCAAAGGAAGTGTCTAGGGCTCGGTCGCCGAAGGCGGTCACGGTATTCTGGACGTGGGGTTGCTGGAGTGACGAAGTGACGACAGCATTTAGCGCGTCACGCTCCTGAATATCCATCACGTACATCGCGTCGAATCGATTCTCGACCGTGTTAATGGCCTCGTTGGTGACGACCTCCTCCCTGATGCCTGGGATGGCTAGGAGCTGAATCTCGACGTCACTAGTCCGCCCTATGATGTCCAAGGCCTTGAGGTACGCTGCAACTGTTGCAGACGTCTCCTGGGTCTCTCCAGAGACGTCCTCCATCTCACGGCGGACTGCATTGTTGGACATCTTGACCTTGTCCTCATTAAAGATATTCCTACCGTTAAATCCGGACTGTACAAAGAAACTAAACTTGAGGTATCGGCCGAGAGCTGAATCGCCAAAGTCAGTCACCACGCTCAGAGCACGGGTCTTGGCTGTCTCGTTGGGGGTGATTCCACCCTGCCTGATATACCTCCAGTCGACCGACGTGGCGGTGTCCACCTTGCCGTTCGAACCTGTCAGGATCTGGAGGTTGGTCAGCATAAACTTGTTGTTGTTAAAGAGGTCACAGTCCAGGACACCACCGCTGTTTGAGGCCTGTCCCGGATTAGATCCTGTGGCAACGTTAAGCGCGTCCAACCTAAAGTTGGGGAAGAACGATGTCATGGCGACAACTGTCGGCTCCGCCAGTTGACTCAGGTTAGGCTGCGTTGGACTGGTCTTCCTCTCGAACTGAACTCCCCAGTATAGCTTGGCATTTGTCCTCTCGCTGAGGCTGTTGACCTCACCAAGGACCAGGTGCTCCCGGAAAGGCACCGGGGGCTCGTTCATCAGTGGAATTGGCGATCCAAGATTAGCAGGAAGGTTCCTGTAGATGTCGGTGGACGATGATATGTTATGCAACGCCGCAGAGCCTGAGAGCAATAGGTGGGATGGGCCCCTAAAACCTATGGGCAGGGAATCGTCGGCGTGGTCGCCAGCAGCAACCTCGTTGGAGAGCTCGACGCGGATGAAGTTTGAGACGTTGGAGAAACTTCCCTCCACGATTAGCCTCTGCTCATCGTCGACCTGATCGAAGTCAAAGTAGGACCTCATATCGCCTACGCGTCGGGCTATAAAGTTATCGGACGAGGCGTCCAGGCTGAGGCCTGAGAACGACTCCAGGATGATAGGATCATCGTCGGTGTCGTAGAAGTCCCTGACGACAAGATCGAACGTCCCAAACACGTAAGTAGTCGATGTGGACTTCCTAATGTTGACGATGGATATCTTGAACTTGTCGTTAGCTCCAGGCATCTCTGGAGCCCTAGGATTTCCAATTGATCGAATTTGACCGTCATCAAGAGAATGGACCTTGAACAAGTCGATACTAGCCTGGCTTATCACAGACGGCGCGACGGCCGTAGTGAACCTGGTCTCAAAGCTCTTGTACTCCGGCTTAGTGGAGGTGCCGGTTCCGGCGGCGGAACCGGTGGTCAGGAAGATAATGTCCTCGTAAAGGATACCCTTGGGATTATCCAGGTAGAATGACGCCGAGTAGACCACTCCCGACCCAGTGACGACTGCCATTGATGAGTCAAAGTCATAGTGTGAATAGAGGAGGTGACCTGCCGGTTCAATCTTAAGAGGATCCTTATTGAGGACCTTGGAAAAATACTGTGGGGATGATGGATCCATGGATGCCGAGATAACACGCGGATAACTGGGACTGCCCTTATGTCCGTTGAGAAGCATAACGAAGTTAGACTGACTGCCAGATATATTGAGCGATCCAGTTATACCACCCATCATATTCGGGGTGTCGTCGGTGCTGCCGGAGGGGGAGGGGGCCCATCCGCCGGAGAGAGCTCCATTATTACCAGACAACATCAGGATGACGCCCGACGGTGCCATCAAGACACCCCTAAGTATCGTGCAGGAAGAGGTGACGACAGTTGTCGCCTGTAGGCCGGCCGAGCTAAAGATGGTAGAACCTGCGGACTCGGACATCTGACAGGCCAGGAAGTGGACGTTTCCTAGGACGCCGTTGGCGTTGGCATACTCATTGTCACCTACCATGCCATTGGGCTGTGTCTGTGGAGCTCCCACGACGAAGCCAGCATTGGTGACCTTTCCTGAGGTGGTGTTGCGTTTCTTTCCATCGCCGACCCCGAGGATTCGCACAAAGGCTCCGGCCGTGGAATTTCTCATCCACTCCGAGACGGCGAGGGGACCAAATTTCTCCCCATCGGTCTCGCCAAATTTTGCAAAAAAGTCCTGCCTAGTCCCAAAAACAACCGGGACGAAGGCTGGACCGCGATTAGACGTTCCAATAACACCGGCAGGGACGCCGAAAGGCACCGCATTTCTGGGGCCACTGAGGTCTATTTCACGCGTTGTAACGCCTGGACTGGTAAGTATTCTCTCTGCCATGTTATCAGCTCCTCGTCATTCTCATGAGATAATTATTAGCTTTATTCAAAGCTTACGCCGGAATTTGTAATGATAAAATCAATTACTATAAATTCGACCGCTCGAGTCGGCACAACAATGATCTTGCCATTCAGTCTATTTTGCTCGATATCGGCGGCTGAATTATTAGTACTGTCCATTACAACCTTAAAGCTCTCAACTCCGGCCTGGGCCTGAATTAGTGCAAGCAGTGGAACAGACTGAGCAATGAATTTAGCTCGAGTGGCCGGGGTGTTGGGTTCGAATAGGATCCCCTCGGCCACATTCACGATTAGCCTCTTGAGCTCCAGCATCAGGCGTCTGACATTGACCCTGTCTAGGGCCGACTTGGCAAACTGTAGCGTCTTCTGGCCAAATATTACGAATCCCTGTCGTGGGAACGTAGCGATTGGATTAATACGGGCATCGTAGAGGTCATCCCGATCCCCCTTGGTAAGCCTGACATCGACATTTCGAACGAAGTCTAGGGCACCACGATTAAAACCTGCCGGGGCGAACCAAGGATATCCCACCTTGTCGTTATAGCCCAAAGCACCGAGGGCAGCGATACTGGAAGGTGAGTTTATGTGGCGACCTACCGGGTCTTCTATGATTACGTCCGGGAAGTACACACCCACATAATTGTTATCAATTGCCCTGGTTTCAAACTGCTCACGTGTCATCCTGACGCTCGGCTTAGTAGTAGTGTCACCAAACAGCCTGTTACCACTATCGTCGTAGGTCGGAATATCCATCACGTAGAACGCCATAGAGTACTCCTTGACATCGTCTGCGGCGTGATTCGTGACCAGTGAGTCCCTAATACCCGGTATAGCAAGAATATTAATATTAGACGCAAACGGATCCGTCAGAATGTCTGCAGCAGTCTTGTAGGCGATTATGGCACTGTTCTTCCTTCCGATACCGGCCGCATTATAAGACAGCCCAGGTGAAGTGAACGCCGTGGCGGCTCCTCCTCCAGCTGCGGTAGATGTCGACTTATCATTCATGCGTGCCGCATTCTTGTCGAGAATATTGAGTCCGTCAAAGCCGCCATACATGAACATGGAGAACTTGTTAAAGTTAGCGAACCTGTTAAACGTTAGCGAGCCGGAAGCGGCAGCGCTCGCCATGGTGATCCGATTGGTGCTAGCAACATTATCATTAACCGTGTAAAGTGCCAGATCCGTGCCGACGGCGGACGGATTGACAACACCGTTCCTAATGTAAGAGGCTTCCTTCATCAGGTCACTCGTGGTGGCGCCGTTGACGGTGGACCACACCGTCGCGTTCAGTGCCACACGTGCGAGCGTGAACTTATTATTGTTAAAAGTATCAAGAGCACTACCAGACACCAAAACTTTCTGCTCCGCAATTCCAAGAAACTTAGCGAATGCCGAGATGCACTTATTGGGTGCCTCGGTTGGATTGGCATTAAGAGCTGATGTATTTCTCTCGAACTTAACACCCCAGTAGAATCTGCCATCAGTAATTGTCTGGCTGCCGGGGGCACCGATATACGTCGGGGAGCTGCCTGTGAGGTTACCCCTGGTCACCTTGAATCGATATGGAACAGGCGGAATAATGGAGCCTGAGAGGGAGGCACCGTTGGCCACTCCTAGGAGTCCAGTAAGCAGCCTTCGGGACGCGTCCATGGTGCCATAATCCTGGTTGCTGTATGTCGACTTTAATAGGGCCGGTCCCCGAAATCCAAATGGAAGTGCATCCTTGGGAATGCGATTGTTTGCAAGATCAGAGCTCTCAATTATTCGCACGAGCGCAGACTTATTAGGATACTTACCGGTGACCACCAGTCGCTTCTCCTCGTCCTGCTCAGCGTTGAAATTAAAGAAAGCCCTTTTGTCACCGATTACGCTGGCCACATAATTAGGAGCTGATTTGTCAAGCGTCAGGAAGGGATATTCCTCCAGCACCTCCGGATTAAGGTCGGTGTCGGAAAACTTTCTAATCTGCACCGTGAATGTTCCAAACTCACTGTTAGGGTCAGTGGATGCCCTAACGTTTTTAATCGACACCTTGATGTCATTATTAGAATATGCCCCATCAGAGAGTGACTCCACCCTAAACAGATCATACTCCTTAAGGCCATACGGCTGTGAGATGATATTGGGGGTTGTCGGCGTCTTGAAGGCGGCGTTAAACATGCCATATGCCCTTCGGTACGTGTAAACAAACGGATTGGTGACAGCCGATCCAGAAACTATGGCAACAGGGTTAGAGCTGGCATCGGTGCGCACCGATGCCAGCTGGGCATCAACATCGAATGATGCATACAGCACATGCTTGTAGGCTGAAAAATCCTCAGGATTCGTATTGAGGACCTTGCTGATATAGTTGGTGTTATCCGGATCCAGCGATGCCGTGTAGATCTTAATACCCGCGGCGTTGTCGTCGTTGGCAAAAGCTGTCCCCGCGGAGGAGGAGATAACGAGCTTAAAACAGTTTGCCAGCTGTCCGGCAGTCAGGGACGGGCCCATGTTGGCGAGATCATCGGCGGTGTTGGCTTCCGTGTAATTCTGGTCGAAGTCCATCACCATCACTCTGGCTCCGGCTGCTGGCAGGATCATTGCCCGCAGAATCTGGGCTCCATTCAGTCCTGTAGGAACGCCAGTCTCATCGAAACTGTCATTGTCGGTGAATATGGGCATGCCGACGGTCTCAGACGCCGATACGTAGTGATTGGCCACAATGAACTGGGTGGTATTTGTCTGGCCCCCCCGGACACCGGCTCCAGCTGCAGTCGATATCATCCTAAAGCCGGCCCCGACTCGGGTCCCCTCGACGCGCTCGGTCTCGATATCCGACGAACCGGAGATTGCCCCACACCCGAGAACTCGGATATAAGTGACGGCATTCCTGTTCCTTAAAAATTCGTCAACAGCATAGGGTCCAAACTTATTTGGATCCATGTTACCAAACTTCGTCTTGAAGTCAGCGAACGAGCCTACCGTTACAGGAACGAATGCAGGACCCTTCTCAGCTGTACCAACAATACCGGCAGGTGTTCCGACCGGAGTTTGTTGACGCTGCGACAGGTCAACTTCATTATCAAAAAATCCCGGTGATCTAAAAGTTCTCTCAGCCATTTGGGTCTCCCAATTTACAAGCCTAAGCCATCATTTATAATTATGAGTCTAGATCTCTAAAAACCGAACTACAAGCTGAAATCATCAATTTTTCGCACTATGCGACTCCTCATGACAGTTTCGCCCTGCCTCTGATTTCTTGTCACGATTTTTACCTCACGCTGGATGGTGCCATCCCCGAACGGATCTGTAATGGTCTGGACGACATTCTCGACCACCTGACTGTTCGACTCAATTTTATCGCCCTTATTGTCTAGGACTTCAATATCGCCGAGAATAAACTTGTTGATATCACCAGTTCCGACATCTGACGTCAGGGCCCCGGGGATCGACACCGGCGCAGTGATGGCAAAGACACCAAAATTAATCTGTGGTGCTGAAAGCTTATACCTAAAGGGGGAGAGCTGGCCCGGATTCTGATTTGCCAGGAAATAAGAGTAAACGTGCACATTGAAACTGTACTTTATTATCCGCTCGTCGCTGCTAAAATCATCGAAATTATCGCCGGGCGAGAAGCTCTCCTCGAGATAGACGACGAACCAGTAGCCCTTATCAGTGGTGACCTTAAAGTTCTTTCCCTGCGTCTCGACTGAACTCACGGTATTCTCAATCATCTGATTCATGTGTGTCGTGTACTGCGTCCAGTACGTTATCTCGTACGTCGTCTTATAAAATTTTGGGAAAGGAATAGTGATGGTTTCAAAGATATTATTCCCCAAATTTGCCTTTAGCAGTCGACCGCTCATAAAATCCTGTCTATCGCTGGGGGAGGGTCGGGAATTCCGCCTGGATGCCACCCGGCCGGGCTTACCACCCCTCTTCAGGGTGGCATCCGCAAAATTTGCCCTGGAGGCAACATTACGCTGACTCTGAAGTCGTAGCCTATTGACCACTGACTGATACTTGGGATCCTTGGTGCTCAACTTTCTTTTTATGGTAAGTGGACCAGTGGCACCCGGCAGTCCATACTCCGACGGCAGCACCATGTCGACAGCTGTCCGTCGCACCGAGACTAGGGGTAGGATCAGGGCATTGTTCTTATCCCTTATCGGAATCTTCCTCTTGACCAATGCGAACCTCTCACCGGTAGCGAAAATTACTGGAACCTTCTTGGTGTTCTGCTGCTGGCCCACAAATAATGGGTGCGACATTCCCGTATCAAACAAACTGAAGACAGCCTTGTCAACGTCCTCTATGGTGCATGCAGAAATTTTAAAATTATCTGGGATATTATCGCCCTCATAGCCGGACGAGATCCTATTTACTGATTCCTCACGTATGTTCTGTCGTGACATGTTAACCCCTATGACTCATCATAAAATGCCGATGAGCCCTTGTCACCGCCCTTGGGCGAGACCTCGGCTGGGCCCGTGATTGGTTCTGTTAAAACGCCACGCTCGATTAGGTTTCTAACGTCCCCAGTGGGACCTTCTGCATTCTCAGGAAAACCTCGCTGCTGAATAAACGTCTTCTGCGTAGCATCTGGATCCGAGTAGGACTCATCAGTCGGACCGAACAGCTTGCTAACGAACTGGCTCTTACGTGCCTCCTTGCCGACCAGCTTGATCCCAGCGGTGTACTCGGCCTGTCCGTAGATGTTGTCGAGTATAACGACCTGAATCACCTCAAAAAAGACAGTCCCGTAACTAAAAAAATCACCCTCATAAAGCTGGATCCCCTTGTCAATCATGTCCCGATTTTGGACAAAGGCCTCAATATTATAGAATTCCTCAGTACCAAACTTACCGGTTGTCACCGCTGTTTCCTCATACTGGACCAGGCAGTTAATCTCTATCGGATCGTCAAAGACCTTCTCTGGTGCCTCCTCATAGACGCCATGAACCTTCGTCTTAAGGGCACTTATGGGATAATAGTATATTTTCTGCCCAATGACATCCTTGATGATCTCCTTGGTAACATCACTGATAAAGTCAATTTCCCGGGGGGTAATGAAGAGGCGAGCCATTTTAAATTACCCCATGGTAATCGCCAGCCCATTTGGTACCGGAATGGTCCTGAGCTGCTTCATTAAATTATCTGAGGTAACAGCCTGTGTCTCTATCAACTTATCGTAAGTCATAGTCTCCAGCATCTCGGTCAGCTGAGTCCTGAGTTTTTCCTGATCCTCACGTCCCTGTGTCACCAGATTATCGCCGTTCAGTGTCAGCTCAGCGTTAGGAATGGGAACGTTACCAAACTTGGATCGAATCAATCCCAACAGCTCCTCGCAGAGTGAAAGAGTGAACTGCCTCACCCACTGTCGACCGACACTATTGACCCTGTCGTACTGCAGGTTTCCAAATGGAATATTTGACAAGTTAGAGACACCGTAAATAGTGTCGTCACTGTACGGTGGATTCAACGGATCCGGAGCATTTAGGACAACCTTTACCCACAAATTACTAAGGTTAGGGCCCGACCCCGGGGATGTCGGACATGGAAAGATCCTAATCTTTGTCCCCATGAGTTTATAACTATAGTTTGATCTCCTAACCCGCTGCGAGACGTCCATCTGCCCAGCCCTCAGTATATCTTCAAAGACTGGCAGGACGTAAAAAATACTTTCCGGCGTAAAAGACTCGAACGAGAACTCATTGTTAAGGTAATTAATGGCGGAGGTGGAATCGAAGAATCGGTAAGCGGCCGCAGGCGAGAAGTGGTACACTTCCTGAATCTTCATCTTAGTCCGACGATCAGCCGTCTGGGTACTTACCAGGGTCGTCGAGCCGCCTGCAGTTGTCATTAGGTCACCATAAATATCGTAATCCTGCTGACCATTGACTAGGCTAATCGCACCTGACACGGCATTCTGTGATCCACCAACTGTGCCTTCAGATGAATATGGCTCAGCCTGTCGCTTTAAAAATTCCAGGGTTTGACGGGGATATTTTTGTTCGGATCCGGAGAGGAGCGATCCGGATGGTGTTCCAAGAAAATCCAGCATCTGTGACTTAGCCTGATACTGGTTTATAATAGAACCGTACTCGAGGAACGACTCCTCAAAGCAGGCCCAAATTTGTTTCTTTGTCAACTCAACTGATAGTATATCATCACCAAGCTTTCGCTTGACGAATGTCACCATGCTGTCAGCCTCGGACTGAAAATTCGCCTCCGAGTCAAAAAACCCAAAAGGAGTCGGATTTAAAGTATTAGCAAAAGTCGCCATTGGCAAGCCCCTTCATTCACATCATAAATATGCGATCCTAGGCTTTAATTAGGCGATCAATTCAAACCTCCGAGCATGACTATCGCTACGAGTCCAGGGAGGCCATCTCTGACATAAATTCCCGAGAAAAGGGCTTCCGATCGGCCGCCGACGTAGGCGACGGCTGACTCCATGTGATTGGAGATCGTTGGATCTGACGCCATCTCCTCACTCACACACAGCAGAAGTGAGCCAACTGATGGTGTCCCGGAGGGGGCTGGGCATGGTGAATTTTTAACGCTCTCCTGAAATATTCGACTACCGAGGCCTGTGGAGGATGGGTCTGAAATAACAGTTGTGCCCAAGAATAGGCGGCCATTCTCACGGAGGCACCTCTCGAGGTCCTTGGTATCAAATGCCTGGATCGGGGAGCTGGCACCGGCGAGCTTAAATATCTGGGCCAGCATCTTAGCGAATGAAATGTTGGCTAGCGGGAACATGTTCAAGACACCAACCTTTCCACGGAGGAGCTGAAGCTGTCTCTCATTATCCAGAATAATATGAGAGTGAATGCTGACTTGACTGAGTGCCTTGCTGTAATTACTTCGAATGGTTGGATTGAGAAGTTCCTGGGCCGAGGGCGATGTAAGGATATAAACAATACTGCCACCTGCACCAGACGACTTCATGTACCTCTCAAATGAACCGTGAAGGGATGCCGCCGCTGAGCCAGTCCCACCGCCACCGCCAGCAAGAACGAACAGCCAGTCGACGCTGCCTATTCGATTTTTGAGGGCGTCCTCCACCAAGGTACTGTTCTCGGTCAGGACCTTCTCCCCGAGACTAATATCCTTGCCGACACCGTCCGCGCCTGGAATCAAAAGAAAATGATCCGGGTCAGTGTTATCGGGTTGGTCCTTCTCAGTGGTGTTTACCAGCAATGTCTTGTTAAAGCCAATGTCGATAAAAGCCTGAGCCATCTTTCCGCCGGCTCCGCCGACACCAATAAACCCACATGAGATGGCGGTGTTGGCAGTATTTTCGGACAGAAGCTCATCACCCTGTTCCTCAGTTGAATCACCGTAGTGACTCACAAAGTCAAAATCATCAGCCACAACTAAATTTTCATCCTCTGACATTATTGGTATCTCCTGAATATCTTTTTTCTTGCGATCTTTCTTACTCACGTTAGACTTATTGGAACTAAAATACGCGCTCTTCACCGTGGAGGGCATAACAATTTTCTCGTAAATATTTGAAAC